AATGAACGCCCCCATGACGCTGCTATGGCTTTTGTTTTTTCCATTGTGTCTTCTCCTTTTTCGGTTTTTCTCCCGATTGTGGAAGTGCAACTTTTGGAAAGTCGCCTTTGTATGGAACAAACTTGGGGATTCCAAACCCAAGAATTTCTTTTCCTTCACCATAATTGCGAACCTTGACCATGACCATGCCACCGTTGCGTTGGTCACCGCTGCCACTGGTATTGCCTTCAATGGTCATGCACTGATTGCCTTGCATTAATTCCACCACAATTCCAATGTGTGAAATGCGGTCAACACCGTCATGTGGAAAATCCATAAACGCCAAATAACCCAATTGTGGCATGTTTGACCAACGGTTCATTTCTTTGAATTTATGCGCACCAATGGACGTCCCAACAACGGAATGAATCTTGACACCTGCTTGGGCTGCACACCAATTGACAAAACTGCCACACCAGGGCAAACCGTCTGCCTTTGTAAATTTGCCGTATTTGGTCAGGTTGTCGCCTTCTTCAACTGTTCCAATTTCAGCTGCTGCAACTTCAATAAATTTGGCATTTGTCCCAATTGTAAAATTAGACACCCAACGCGGCTTTCAAATCGTCAATTGAAAGTCCAACCGAAGCAAGTTTTTCTGCAAATGTTGGTTCAGATTTAGGCAGTGGATTTGAAATTGCTGCTTCAATTTGTGCCTTTGTTTTTTTGTCGTCAGTCAACCAAACAATGTCGGCAATTTCATCACCTGATAATGTCCACTCTTTGGCACCTAAATCATCGAGTGCTTTCACGATTTCTTTATGAGTTGTCATTAGTAAACTTCCAATACGCTAAATGAGTTAAGATAACCACTGTTATTGCCTTGCACTGTAACTGAGCCGTCTGTAAGCATTTGCATTTTGAAAACTGTGGAAGTTGCCGCTAGGTTTGTGAAATTAAAAACCAAAGTCTGCACCTGACCAGCGCCACCCAAAGTTTGATACAATTCCTGCGTGACATTACTATTTGCTGCGCCAACAACACACCTAAATCTCATCGTTCTATCAGATGCAAATAATTGAACGGTTGAAATCACTTGCACATTATTAGTTGCACTTGCAGGTGTTCTAGTAATTGTCATTCCCGTAATATCTACATAACTTGTTGAACTGGTAGTAAAATCTGCCCCCATTACGGCTTTGGTTAAAATTGGAACAACTGCACTTGCAGGCGTAGCCCATTTTACTTTGTATGGTGAAACTGTGGTGTCAGCCGTTAAGACTTGCGCGGTTGTTCCAATTGGCAAATTGTCATAAGTGCCGGAACCTGTACCAACAACAATGTCACCTGCTGCCGTGATTGTTGTTGCCATGTCATTTGTCACTGTGACCGTGCCGCTAGTGCCGCCGCCACTAATTCCAGTGCCAGCGGTCACACCAGTTATGTCACCAGGGTTTGCAGTCACCCAAGTGAAGTCCAAGTCAGTGCCACTGGTCTTTGACAAAACTTGTCCAGTTGTCCCACCCAATAAATCCACAAAATCAGTGTCAACTGCTTGTCCAAAAACTTCAAAATCTGCTGGCAAGTCCGTCACCAAATCGGTTGACGTTGGCATTTGCCACCCAAAATTGCTTGTCGGGTTTGTCATTTGTTCCCCTTTTCTAAGCCACTATTGTGGCATTTTCCCAATCTAATGTCGGCAACACGCTTGCCCACGTTTCTGTTATTGGCACATCATTCCACGCCATTGCCTGCAATGAGTAGGCAAGCGGTGACAATAGCAATGTGACGGACAATTCATTGAAACCTGCCCTAAATGACCAGCCTTCAACAAAACCTTGGAATGTTCCCGCGCTCATATTCAACGGCAGATTGACCAGGGCAATGGCTTCACCCATAAAAACGTTGATTAAGTTGTCACGGTCGCCATCATCAATTTCAGGGTTGGTCAGGTCAAATGTGATTTCACTAAAAATTGGCTGCGGTTGGGCGCGTAGGGTCAAATAAAATTGGGCTTGACTTAGAGCGTCTGCCGCGTGTTTTATGGTGGTGCTGATAATTTGGGCAAGTTGACCGTACTGCACAATTGAAGCGGCGTCATTAGCTGATTCTTCAAATTGGCTGGTTGTCCCGTATTTGATAGTTACGGAATTGCGCACGTCACCCACCCGTGTTTCAATCCGCAAGCCTGCCGCCCGTGCATGGTTGGCGTCTAAATCAACATAACCGTTGGTTGCCAAATATGTGGTGCGGTGCGTTGAATCGGCATACCCAATAAGCCCTTGCGCGTCTTCATAAATATAGCCCAAACCTGACGTTGCCAGGGCTGAAACCAGGGCATAAACGTTGGTGCGGTTTGAAGTGCGGGCTGCCAATTCATAATTGCCAGGCACGTCAATTTCACCAAATCCGTTGTTTTCAGCATTTGCCCAAGTGATTGTTGGGTCATAACCTGCCCAAGTTTCTGCCCCTGGTACTTGCGCCCACGTTGCAAATAAAACTTCATGCAAAATGTCATAAATTTGCGTGCCGTCAAAATCTTGCGCCAAAACGCCGTCTGTCAGGGCTTTAGGCAAACGCGCCAATGCACCCAATGCCGTGATGGAATAAGTTTGGCTGAAACCAATTTGCCCTGCGTCCCGCACTTCCAACGCAATGTCCACCACATTGCCACCAAAAATGGGAACAAATGCCGCTGCACTGTCTTTGACTGAAATGCCAATTGTAGAATTGATTGAAACTGGGATTGCCGTTTGTGTGGTATCAATCAGCTGAATGGTACAAAATCCCGCTTGGGCTTGTTCATAGATATTGGTTCGCCCGCTGCGAATAATTAAATTTGCCAAAATTGCAGTGGTATAAGGAACACCGTCAATTTCAACTTTCCAAATGGGATTCCAAATGGTCATGCGATTGTGACCAAATTACTTGAACCGCCCGTGCCACGATACGTTGAACGGTTAAGTGTGTCAACGATTACGCGGGCAGCGTCTTCAGAATTGGTTGCACCGTTCACCGTAATGTTAATGTCACCACGTTCTTTTGCACGAATGTCCATTTGCCGTGAATTTATGTCAGTCATTTTTGAAATGACGGCTGCTTGGTCTGCAATCAATCTTTGTGTATTTTGAGAATCGGTAAATCCACCGCCCGTGCTTGGGATTGTCGGTACTGCAAAACCTGTTTCCCGTTGACGTATTTCAAACATTGCTTCACCAATGTTGCCCGTTGTCCCGCCAATGTCACCTGTAATTACGGCAGCAGTTGCAGCGGCAGCACCAGCCTTGACACCAGCAGCCACCGCCCCCGCAACCGCTGCCCCAACCGCCCCACCTGTTGTCCCTGTTGTCCCTGTTCCTGTTGTCCCTGTTCCTGTTGTCCCTGTTCCTGTTGTCCCTGTTCCTGTTTTTGCGCCGCCTGAAATGAATCCAGGCGTTCCACTTGTTGCCCCACCCGTACTGCCAATTTTGGGAATCAATGAAATGTTAGGAAATGGCAATTTGTTGTAAGCAGAAATAATTGCATTGATTCCATCAATTGCCCCATTGATTAAGGGTTTCAATGCGCCTAAGACTTTTGCAAATACAGCTAAAACTACTTCAGCCACGTCACCAATTACCGTAACGGCTGCACCAATAGTTTTACCAAGAATAGGTGCAAGGGCTTTCACCACGTCAAAAAATGCTTGAAAATTGTCCTTGTTGTCAACAATAACTTTTTTTAACTTGTCAAAAACTGTCACCCAAGCGGTGAAAACTGGTTCAGCCACGTCACGGACAACATTGACAACGTCTGTAATTATCTTGCCCAAACCTTGTCCATTGGTAACACTGAAAGCACCTGCAAACGCTTCAATTGCAGGCAGTGCATTTTCATTAATAAAATTCATTAACTTTTCCAAAATAGGCAACAAGGCAATGCCAATGGTTTCTTTTGCTTCATTAAACGCCACCTGCATGCGTGCAATTTTTCCTGAATAGGTTTCCGCGTTTGCCGCTGCCGCCCCGCCAAATAATTCTGTCAATTTGCCCTGGACGTCCGTGAATGTCATTGTTTTTATTTCGGCAGCAGATAGACCAATTCCAAGTTTGCCTAATGCGGCACTGTTACCTTCAAAACCTTTTGCTAGTGCATTTGAAACCGTTTCAAGCGGCTTACCCGTAGCAGCTGAAATGTCCATTGCCATTGCCAATAGTTTTTGCGCTTCTTCAGTGTCCCCTGTTGCCCGTGCCAACCGTGCCAGGCTTGGGCGCAAATCATCATCTGCAACACCACTTGCCAATGACATTTTCAGAATTTGTTTTTCAGTTTCTGCAATCTGCCCTTTTGTCGCACCCGTTGCATTTTCCAATGCAAGGGCAAGTTGGGTTTGTGCTTTCTCATCTTCAATGGCTGCTTTAACGCCATCAATTCCAATTTTGATTGCATAAGCAGCAGCGGCAGCAGCGGCAGCGGCAAACGCCGCCCCAATCATTTTGCCTGCCTTGCCAATCTTGTCACCGAACGTGTCAACGTCTGCCGCGCCCGCTTTTAGGGATTTGTTTAGGTCGGAAACGTCACCAAGAATTGAGAGTTTGAGCGTGCGGCTGCCAGCCATTAGTTAAATTCCTTTATGATTTTTGAAAAAGA